GATAAATGTTTTTTCTCCTAAGTAATATATACCATCAATATTGTCAGACTTATCACCCGATAGTATTTTATAGGTTGTAACGTTCTGATGAGGTATCTCAATGTTGTCAATTTTGATTTTATCCCCGTTCTTATACACTTTCTTCTGTGATGGTGAATAGACACTCACTTTATCAGAGATAAGTTGTGTAAGGTCTTTATCATCAGAAAAAATAACTTTAGTTTCAGTTTCGGAAATATGACAATAATGAGCAATTAAATCATCGGCTTCATTATTAGGAATATCAATTTGTCTAACAAATGTTTCCTCTAAATATTGTTTGATTCGTTGTCTTTGTTGGTAATAAGATTCTTCGTTAAAGTTCTTGTAAACTCTACGGTTTTCTTTGTATTGAGGGTATATTAGTTTTCGAGATGAGGAATTATTTTCCCCATCCCAAAATACTACTACTTTATCAAAATTATGTTCCTCAATAAATTTTCTAATGGTATTTAAAAAGTGCCAAATCCCACCAACATGTCGTCCTTCATGGTAAAATTCTTTTACACCATGAAATCCAATTTTAAATAAATTATTCCCGTCAATTAATAGGGTTTTTGTCATTTTTTACCATTAAATGGTTCTACAATCAATCTTCGAATTCTTCTTCCGCTTCAGTAGATGCAAAAACTTCACTCAGTTTGAAGTCACCTTCACCACCTAATTTTTGATTCCAATATTCGGAAAATTCTTTTTTGTACTTGTCAATCTCGGTTTTATCGTCTTTGATATAACCTTGAGGAACTGCCAATATTTTACCATCTTTATATGATAACCCATTAACGTGGTTCTTCAATATTGAAATTTTTGTTCTCGTTGCGTAAACAACCGTTCTATTATTTTTAGTAGCGGTAATGTGATTAATACCCGCTTTCTTTTGATTACCAAATAAGAATACTAATGACGACGCTAACCATATAGCTTCACCACCTTTAGCCTTAATCTCAGGTTGTCCAAAAGGATTATCAGGTAATTCTACCCAAGGTTGATTAATAACCACCATACTCGCCCAATAAGGTACATCTTCTTTTTTAGTTTTAGATATTCTCGCCGAAATACCCATACCAATTTTATCAGCAAAAGTCGCCGCGTTATGTTGTTTACCACCTTTACCATCAAATGTCATCTTACAAGGTATTGAACCCACAGAATCCCATAAAAAGATAATGTTAAAAGGAATTTCACCTTTATCTTGAGCATCTAAAATATTATTGATGAATTCCGTTGCTTGTTCAATGTAATCAAAACTATCATTGAAGATGAAATGACCGTCCCATTCTCCATCAGAGTTTTGTTCAGCCTGAAGTCCTAATTCAACCGCATGTTCCCAATTCCATTTTCTTTCAGTAATAATGAATACAGGTAAGTCACCTTGTTTTTGTGCGTTTGCCGCAGCCAAAATCATTGCAGTTGTTTTAGATGAGTTTGAGTGTCCTAAAAACATACTGATGTGTCCTTTACTTGGTCCTGGTATTCCACACGCTTCAGTAAACGCCTCACCACAATTGTAAAAACTCTCAGGTTTGTATTTTGTCTTAGTAGAATACTTTTCTTTAATAGTGTCTAATGATATTTCTTTTTTCTTAATTGCCATAAATAAATGTATTAATAAATTTTAAAAAGATAAACCCCAAATATGGGGTTTATCATGAAATAATTCAATTAGAATGGTAAGTCTTCTTCAGGTTCGTCATTCACTTGAGAATCAACTAAAACGTCAGTCTCAACTTTAGTTTTTGACGCTCCACCGAATGTTTCTTCAGATGTGTCAGTATCACCGTAAGCATAACGACCTAAAACAGTATCCCATTTTGGTGTTTGACCATTAGCTATTGCCTCTAAGTATTCAACAGGTTTTTTAGAGTAAACGTCTCTCCAAGTTAATGGGTCATTTACCCACTCATTACCAACCTCTTTATCCTCGTGAACAGGTGCTGGGTCATCATACATAACAGTTTGGATAACTGTGTACTCTTTTCCTTTTGGTGTTTTAGCCTTAGTTAATTCAAGGATAATATCTCTACCGATTTCAGGGTCAGTGATGTCACCTTTAGCTCTCCAAATAGGAATGATTTTGTCTAACACACCTTCATTTTTGTAGTTGTGTTTAAAACGCCAGAACTTAACACCATCTTCAGGTCTGTCTCTGTCGATAACTTTAACGATATAAAATTTACGTGCTCTGTAATCACCCGCTAATTTTTTATCACTCTCTTTACCTGTTGACATTAACTCGTCATAAACTTCTGTTAAAGGGGTACGCTCATTGTCGTTTTTTCCTGGGTCGTACAATTTAAGGTATTGTCCGTCGACTTGAATTTCGTGGAACCAAGCTTCAACAAATGGTGAACCACCATCAGTAGCTGGTAAAATTCTCAGTCTTTTTTGACCTTGTTTTTCATTTTTTTCTAAGATAGCTGCGAAGTATCTTTTCATTCTGTCTTCTTGAGACATTTTTGGGGTAAAGTTACCCGTTTGTTGTGCTTTCTCGTACTGAGATAACACCGCGTCTAAACTGTTTGTCGCCATATATATTAATTTAAATTGTTTACTAAATTATAGTCTAAAAATTCTTGTCAGTCAATTCTGTCAGTTAAAAAAAACGAGTCTAAACTCGTTTTTTTTTTTATCGTATTCTTTTAAAGTTATCAGGTTCCTTACTATTCTCAAAATCTCTAAAAGATTTTTTTACATCACTTGGTGTGTAATCTTCAACATCGTCTTGAGTTAAAATATATTCATCTTTTCCCTGTTTTTCAAATTTTTCTTGATTATCTTCGAAATAAGAACTTAATTTCTGATTGAAGGGTCCTGAATCTAAACTTCTTAGTTCCATTTTTTCTTCAGGTGATTTTGTTCTGTATTTCTCAATTTTTGCCTCTAAACTATTAAGTTTATCTACAATACTATCCATATCACCCAATCTTTCTTCAAGACTTGTTAATTGACCAAATAATTGTTCGAAATATTCTTCTTGTTTTTTCTCAACATTTTTTTGAGATTTAACTAAGTCAGTTATTTCAAGTTCTTTATTATCTTTTCCTTTATCGTCAAGTTTCTCAACATCAGGGTCAGATGTTATATCAATTGGTTCGGCAATTGGGTCTCCTCCCATAGCATCAGGTGCTGCTGGTGGAACCGCTCCCATAGCGTCAGGTGGGGGTAACGCACCCGCATCAGGTGGAACCGCTCCCGCGTCAGGTGGTGGGGGTAATGCTCCCTCATCAGGTGGTGGGGGTAATGCTCCCGCGTCTTGTTCTGTAATATATCTATTAATTGAGTTATATCTTTTTAACTCATTTAAAATTTTAACATCTATTTTCATGCTCTTATCCATTTAATAATTGTTTAACTCCGTTATGTGTTTCTACCTGAACTCGTCTGTTTCTATTGATAGTGTTATCAACCCTTTCAATTAAACCATCTCTCATTCTAATAGTATAACAATCACCAGTATCTAAATCACAAACTTGTTTAGTACCGTCACCCATATCTTTTTCCGTAGTTTTAGTATTCTTACCTAAGTAATTATCTAATAATAGTTTAGTATTCATAATATTTCTTTCTATATAAATATCATCATTTTTTAATTTGTCGCATTGTATACATCAATTGATTTTTGTACCTTATTTTCAAGACTTTTTAATCTATTACTATCATAACTATTGTACACACTCATGTCTTTCATCTTAGGTCCATTAATTGTTAAGTTATTAATAATTAAAAACTTAGCTATTGATGTTGCGGTAACTTCAACACTACCCATTCTATCTTTCCATCTAGCAACAACAAATTTTAAATGATTATATAAATCATTAAATATCGCATATGGTAAAGTAGTACTGTCATTTGCCGATGTCTGACAAAAGAATTGTTTATTACCATCGAAGAATCTACTAGATGTTCCCCAAGGACCACCTGACAATGTTACACCACCATAATTACTTTCATACGAAGTCATTTTAATATCACCATTTGCCGATTCAACGTATAATGCCGCAAATACCACATACTGTAATTTACCACCATCAACATTATCTGACGATAATACATTTTTAAGAGTACCTTTAACCTGTGTAAATGTTGAATTAGTTACTGAAGGTGTTATATCATGATAAGTATCGTAAGGCGAAACAGGTTTACATGTTTGAGGTTGTGTTAATTCTTTATCACCACCACTAATCGCTTGTATTTTCTCTTGTTGTGATTTAGCGGTTCCATCAGCGTTTTTACTTGCCTTCTCTTTAGCCGCTTTATCCTTTTTATTATTTTCAATAATACTTTTTAATAAATTAGTTTTCAATGTCTGAATATATCCATCAATTTTAGGTAATGATGCGGTAGGTTGTCTAATACCTGTAATAATGGTTTCAAATGAACCTTGGGTAATTGTATGACTAACTGTTTGAATCATATATGGACCATTAAACATTGGTACATATCTTAAATTGAAATACATCGTCGGTTGTATTAACGCATTACCCATCATAGACACTGTACAGGTATAACTTCTATTTTTATATAAATTATACAATGATAAACTTTGTGTACTACCACCTCTATTACCAGCTTGATTCGCCGTTTGGTTAGTTACCTCCAAAGATTCCACTGTTGATGAACTATTTTTTTGGTCAACCATAAACCCATAAAACATAGATTGATTTTGAGGCCCAATATCAACATTAAACCCAACAACCTTGTTAGACTTATCCCAATCTTTTTTACCGACTTGGTTTTCTACTAATGGATTATCAACACGTCTTAAATCAAACGCATCATTTCTGTATCTATAATCAACGTTTTCTTTTAAGTCCAATTGTTCAGATGGTTTACCCGCATAATAACAAACCATTTTAGGTCCCGATTCTCGATAATCAACATTTAAAAAAGTTCCAAATAAAGTATTTGCAAACTCTAACGTACCTTCAGGTTTTGGTTTAGGGTTTTTACTCACATCTTGAACATTATAAAAATTCACATATGACGGTAAATTATGTACAACAAAATTGTTTTCCTGTAATATAGTTTGTACGAAAGCTAACATACTAACTTTAGGGGAATCCAACACGTTTTGTAATCTATTTTTTAATTTATATACGTCAACTAAAACTTTCTCCCCAATATTTCTACTCGCTCTATCCAATAACAATATATCTTCAAACAATGTTTTAACTTTAAAGTCATTACCCGATATCCACTTGTCATTTAATGATTTAAACGACTCCCAAAGTTCAATTTTTGTTTGGGGACCTTCCAAATCAGATGGTATTTGATTCTCAGGACTATTGTTAACATTAGGTAATTTTTTATTTAAAGTTATCATAATGTTGTTAAACACCTTATCCTGAAAAGAATCAATTTCTCTTAAATATTGAGTCATCGAATTTAAAAACTTTAAACTATTATAAGTGTTATCGTTTAATTTTGCCGTCGCATATATTTTAATTAATGGTGCAAAATTCTTAATACTGATAACATCAAATGAAACATTATTATCAATAAAGAAATCAGTAATATACGACCCATTATCATTATAAACTAATTTATCAATAGTGGAGAACCCAACATAAGTTTTAAGTGCTTTCCATTCATCAGGATAAGCGGTTAGTGACGCCGCCAAAGTAGTATTTGGTGGTAATGCGTTTGGTGTTGAGGTACTATAATACCCAAAAGTATATGGGTCAATAATACTTAGATTTGAAAACGTATAAAAAAGTTTTTTATCATAACTACTAGGATTACCATACTTAATTAACTTATTATAATTTAAAAAATTAGTAACGTATAAGTCAAAATTTTTAACTTGTTCGTCTTGTATTTTTGAAACTAATTCAAAACTAGTATTTCCCGTTGTTTTAGGTATTTTAGCTAAATTCCTCATCATTCCTTGGAAATTACCTAAGTAATCACCATCAAGTGAATCATAAATAGTTTTAGAATAATTTAAAAACTCAGTTTCAAACATATCAAGGGCATCTTTTTCAAAGACACTAAACATTTCCTCAATCTCACTATATTGGTCACTTTTCCCATTAATTGAAAAATTTTCTTGTTCTGATTGACCTGAAAAAATTTCTTTTAAATATTGTAATGGACTTGGTTTAACAAGTTTATTTATATCAAAATAACCATAGTTCGGTGCCGCCCAAAATGACCTTATTGAACCATCATAAACCGCGGTATTACCTGTAATTTCAATACTTTGAGTACCATCCGATTTAAAACATTCATTTTCCGTTTGATTAATAATTGAACCTTCAGAAGGCATTAAGAAAAAACTTTTATCATCTAAAGTTTTAACATGAACAGTCCAAGGAATTACAGTTAAGTCTCTAGTGTTGATTACCGTACTATTAATTAAGTTATCATTTTCACCTTTACTAATAAGGGCACTGTTAACATAATTTAATGTTAGTCCTGAAGCAATTCCGTTTTGAATATCCGTAGAGGTATATCCTGAATACAACATAAACCCTTGATAAAAAACATTAAAATCGTTAATAGTTTTAGGGTAAAACCCCGCGTTAATTAATGATGAGGTACTAGTCCCACTTGTTGTCGCAATTGTTGTATTTTTTTCTAAAATAATATCATAATTACCCCCGTTAATTGTTAATGAATAATCTTTAGTAGGACTATTAGTAACAGGGTCATAATTCTTTATATAACTAAATCCTGACCAAGAAGTGTCTAACATATCAGTTCCCGTTTCAACATATGTTTTGTATCTATGCCAAATTGAACCATATTTTAATATCCAAGCATATGGTACTCTATGAATCGCACCAAATTTTTTCATTGTTGCAAAAATATAATCTAAGTCGGTAACCGACCCACTACCATTATTGGTTTTATATTTTTCTCTCAATGTCGCCAAAGGTAAACTATTAATAAACAAATAGGCAGCCTCTTTATACGGATACAAATCTGAGTTTCTAAAATTTTCCACACCGTTCTGAATAGCATTAACAAAATAAGGAGTGTTCAACATTGAAACCGTTTGGTTACTTGTAACATTACCACTGTAATTATTATATTTTAAATTACCTTCAGTTAAAAACTGTTTATTAGGGGTTCTTTTGTCATAAAAACCACTTAACTCAGGAACGTCAACATCATAACGAGTATTACCCCCTAAGAAATTACTAAACGGTCGTTTAACTTTTACAGCATCTTCAAACCAAACATAATTAGTTATTAATTTTTTAATAG